CCCCTCTCGGGGTCCACTAGTGGATTAGTCCACTATGACTGCAACCTCTAATGCAGTCTGCCTTTCACACCAGTAGGGAACTTGCGATCATGACGATAAAGACGTTAAGGGGGACCCCCGGATTTGATACCAGAGGTCTTCCTGACGACTATGATCCTCATAAGTTTTATGAGTATCGTTATGACACGCTTGTAAAGTCAGCGACTGGTATCGAGAGTTTTGCGTATAAGTACATCCCGAAGTCGATAATGATGTCCGTGGCGTTTGCCATTGACCCATTAGCGAAGTTCAAGGTTGCACCTCATCGCATTACTCCGGAGAACCGAACCCGATTGAGATCGACAGCTTCTGTTTTACAGATGCGGTCTTTAACCAATCGTCAGTACAGTTGGTCAAAGTCACAGATTCCAAACTTTAATGGAATAAGTGTCTGTTGGTCACCTGGACAAGTGGAACGGATCGACGCGAACTTTGTTAATACGACTAGTGTAACAACACAGCCGCCTTTAACAGATCAGTTCGTAGATACAACTAGCCGTACACGAATCTTTGGAAGTGAGCAAGGTACGATGCGATTCTTCAAATCGTACATTAATTCGCCTCCTAGATTTGTGCACAAGCAGGATAGGCATCAATATATCTATCATCCTGCTGCAGGAATCCCAAGTAGTTCTTGCACTGCTGTCGGTGGTACCGGCAACAATGCTAGCTACTCTGAGGATAACTGGAGCACTAGGATAGAGCCTACAGCCGCTGTGTTCTTTCCAGGTTCTTTGTCTACTATTAGATCCCAGGAATACGCATATATAGAATCTCTGTTCGCAAAACAGGGATTCGCAATGCTTAAAGAGTGGTCTCCTAATAAACGGGATACTACTCTGTTCCGAAATCTAGTAGAGCTCCGAGATGTATCAAGGTCAATTATATCTATACAAGAGACCTTGATTAATTTTCGGAAGCTGTTTGTTTCCTTAGGAACGAAACCGTCGTTGCGGGACAGCATATTTAGCTTGACCACAGCTGCGGGTTCAATCCCGAATGAGTACTTGTCGTACCATTTCGGTTGGAAACAACTATACAAAGATTGTCTGGACTTGTTAAGCTTACCTGAGAAGATGAGCAAGAAATACAATTTCTTGATCAAACGAGCTGGTAAGCCAACAACTTTCCGAGTGAAGAGAGAAATTCTTTCTTCTTCGACTGGAACTGTCCCCGACTTCGACTATACATACTCCCAGTACGAATATGGTAATTCGTACAAATCGAGGTTGGAGAGAAAGACTGAGTTGCGATTAGTAGTTAATGCAACTTTCGACTTCCCTCCTCCTAACGGAGTATCGTTTCGATCGCATCACTTCTTGGATCGAATCGGATTGGTACCCCGTCCTACGGATTTGTATAATTTAATTCCGTGGACGTGGTTAATTGACTGGTTCACCGGGCTCGGCAACTATGTAGAAATCATAGATAACCAAGCTCGCGATGATTCCCTGATCAATTGGGGCATGATAACCGGACATACAACCGGTATCCTGACCACCGATCTTAAGTCGTTCGTCGATGATCGTAGCTACACTCATGAGGATTTTGTTGGTACGACTTCTGTCATTTCTACACGACAGTTGAATCATACCTCCACTCTTAATTACGAATGTTCTGTTCGTAAAGATGTAGCCACAATCTTTAGTGTGAAAACTACCTGTGAGCCGAACTTATCGGCTTATCAGAAATCCATTATCGGTGCCATTCTGGCGCAGAGAAGGGATCGACTTACTCGTGGGGCATTCCGCCCTAGGAGCTAATCAATTTTCACAAGGAGACGTTATGCTCGTTGATCCAGTTACTGTTACAGCCGCATCCCCGACCCCCCAGCTTACACTTGCTATTGTGAAGCAGGATGGTTACGGTTCTGAACGACGTGATGCTGCCAACGGTTATACCGTTGTCACCAACCACAGCGTTCAGAAGGGCGGTGGCGATAAGCACTACCTTCAACTTAAGAAGGTGGTGACCGCAACCGACCCGATTTCGGGTCAGACCAAGAAGGTGGAATGTTCCGCCTCCATGACTATCGTCCGACCAGCCTTTGGGTTCACTGACGCCGACGTTGTCGCCGTTGCGAAAGCCCTGACTGATTATCGTGACGATACTGAAGTAACGACGTTGAAGCTGATCCAATTCCAGTCTTAGCCATCTTCAAGAAAGGTCAAACCATGACCGATCGGGATGGTTATCATCTGGATATTGTGGTTGCTTCTGTGCTTCGCATTGGGCTGCTGGTTGGGGTATTGGCTATCATGGCCTTAACCTCAGCTTGCAGCCCTTCGCGACCACTTGATTTGTCCTTCGACAAATCAAACGACAATCGGCAATTTCTAGCCGATGGATCCAACGATCAGACTCGGAGTCACATACCTCAAAGAGGTTGCGATGAAAAGTCCGATAGCTCTCTTAAGAGACCTCTTCTTTGATTTGAAGAGGTTGAATCCTGGTGTAAAAGGCCTCGATCGTGATCTTATTACGATCGAGAAGAGGTACGAAGACGAAGGTGACGGGTTCCTAACCGTCGCCTTACCGGCGCTACGAGATGCCTTTCTTCAAGGCTTATCGACTCGCCAGTTCACCTGCCCCATTGGCTTTAGAAAAGTCAAAGGGGGAGCAATCCCGAGATTTCTCTCTGGTATGCTCTGTGAGGTCTTCGATCCGCTCACCGGGTTACTTAAAGAGGACGCCGACTTCGGCGTGATTAAGGGCATTAACAACGTCCTTAGCCTCTTTAAGAAAACTCAATTATCTCCTGAGAATGAGGAATCACTTCATTCAAAGGCGGTGAACGAGTTTTATCAATGTGATGAAGTTGCTGCCAAGGTAGTTATACCTGACAGACACCAACATCTCATTGGACGTGTCTGTAAATTGTTACTCTACACCCTCAACTCTAAGGATATAGAATATGCAAAGTACAAACATGGACCCGGTGCCGTCAAAGAAGGCTACAGTGCGAACCAGAAATGGGAAGCACTGTTCCAAGCCGTCAAAGAGGACGACTTGGCGCTCCAGAACGTTGGAATATTTGGGATTGGAGAAACTCCTACTCAAATACCCGACGTGGACAGCTCAATACAAGGCATACAATTCCGAAAGCATGACAGTCGAAGAGTGCGATCAACACGTCGCATTCATCAACTTCGTGCTTCGGAACGGTTACCTAACTGTAAAGAAGCCGTCCAAGAGTCGTCTGAAGTAGCCTGTCTTGATGGAGTTACGAGAGGCATTGCTAAGCTTATCTCCGTCCCGAAGTCTTCGACTGCGAGACGGACGATTACCATTGAACCTATGTTGAACCAATATGTTCAACAGGGCCTCAATATCTTGCTCCGAGATAGCATCAAGGAGTGTAAGATCTTGGGTAATTGCTTGGCTCTTACCGACCAGAGCTTAAACCAAAAGTTGGCTCTGGAAGGATCCCTGTACGACAACTGGGCAACCATCGATCTGAAGTCTGCGTCCGACTTGTTGAGCTTATCGCTCGTCAATGCCGTATTCAGACATCATCCCGAATTTCTTCGGATAATGATGGAGTGCCGTTCTCCCTACGTCCAGTCTAAGGGTAAACCCCTTCTGAGACTCGGGAAATTTGCCGGAATGGGTAACGCCACAACTTTTCCAGTACAATCCGTCTG